CGCGGGCGGCGACCCGGAGGAGCTGGTGCGCTGGGCGTTGACGGAGGTGCCCTGGCTGGCCCGGCAGCTCGGCGACGTGCCCCCTCCACCGAAGCGTGTGTGGGCGCCGCCCCCGCCGCCGGTGCCTGCGCCGACTCCAGCGCACGCTGCGGTCGCTGCACGAATCGTTAGGAGCGGTTGACGCACCGGACGCACGAGGCTACTGGTAAGCGGGACTGATGAGTTCCAAGGAGGACAGGATGATCGACAAGATGAGAGCTGAAGAGCTGCTGAGCGTGGGCGTTCTCGCCGTGGGTATCGTGCTGCACGCAGCGTGGGGGGCATGGGTCGACTTCGACGCAGCGTGCCAGCGGGCTGCCGAGGCCGAGGTGGACCGGTTCGAGCAGGCTGCTCGAGGCGCCGGTCGGCTCGAGGCGCAGGCTGCTGTGCTCTACGAGCTGGGGCAGGCTGGTGGATGCGCGCCGAGCTCGACCTGGTCGAGCGCGCTGCGCTGCGGAGGTGAGTGATGAACGCACCGACTGACGATGGCGAGCGCGACCGGCTGCTCGCCCGAGTGCGTGAGGTCTACGGCGACGATGAACTGCACACCGACCACGTCGGCCTGCAACGCGCGCCGGGGCTGGACCGATGGCGCGTGGTGTCGGGCCGGCGGGGCGTGGTCGCAGTGGCGCAGACGGAGATCGAGGCGCTTCATGACGCGCTGGCCAGTTGGCGAGGTAGGGGGCCGGAGGATGCTAAGCAAGCATGGGCCGAACTCATCGCAGAGGCACGCGCCCGCCCGGTGAAGCCGACCGGGCTGATGGCTGACGCATGGGCCGACTTCGACGCGGAGATGGACCAGATCGACCCCGTCACCCCTTGAAACCCGCCCCATCCCCCGGCGCGGAGTGATCGGCGAGACGCACGAACGCCCCCCCGGACCATCCGAGGGGGCGCTGTTGGTAGCGCGTTAGGCCCCGGCCGTGCGTAACACAGGCGGGCGGTGGCGGCGCGGTCGCTGGCTGGTGCGGTATGATGGGCCTGACGCTCCCGTGTGGGTGTCGTACGAAAGGGAGGGGGTTCAATGCCTTGCGACGCGGATGTGAAGTGGGCAGAGCTCGATGCCAAGTTGACGTCGATGCAGCGGCAGGTGGTCTGCTGGCTGGCGCGGACCGGGCGAGAGCCCTACGCCGCGGCGAGGGCGGGGCTGTGCTCTGAGCCGGCGATCACGAAGTGGAAGCCCCCGGTGGTCCGACGCTGGGTCGACGTCTACAAGGCGGCCCACCCGAGCGCGATCCTGGCGGCGGAGGAGGCGCGCAAGGAGCTGATTCGGCTGGCGCCTGCAGCCTCGGACCTGATCACCGCGACGGTGCAGGGCACGGCGGGCAAGCGGGCGACGCCGATGTCGACGAGGCTGGCGCAGTGGACGCTGGAGCAGGTCAACGAGCTGGCCAAGCTCGAGCGCGAGGCCGACAAGACCGCCTCCGCCGAGGACGGCACCGACGACGCGGACCAGCTCGGAGACCTGCTGCGACTGGCCCAACAGGGAGGTTGACCCTTGAACATGGTCCCTGCCGAGGAGGTCTTCGTCCCCCGGACGGTGCCGAGCGCCCTGCGAGCCAAGATGGCCCGGGCGCTCGGCAGCCTGCCGGCGTTCGCGCGGACGCTTCAGGTGCAGGACAAGGACAGCAAGAAGCTGATCCCGTTCAAGAGCCTGCCGATGCAGGACAAGATCTTCGCCGCGGTGGAGGGCGGCGCCAAGCGCATCGTGATCCTCAAGGCCCGGCAGGTCGCAGCGACGACCGGGTGCAAGGTTGTGCTGCAGTGGCTGGCGACGACGACGAAGAACGCCGCGATGCACGCCCTTGTGTCGATGAGAGACGACTCCGCGACGTCGCTCTTGGCGGAGAACCGGCGCTGGGTCGAGGACACGCCGAAGCTCCTGCGGCGCCAGCTCTCGACGGCGAAGACTGGGGCGATCCAGTTCGCGGACACCCAGGCTAGCATCAAGGCCTTCACCTCGCGATCTACGAGCGGTGGTCTGCGATCCTTCTCGCCCACTGCCGCGGTCATCAGTGAGGCGGCCTACGCTCCTGACCTCGAGGAGGTTGTGGCCCAGGTGGACGCCGCAGTCGGAGACGGGCTGCTGATCGTGGAGAGCACGGCCAACAACCCTGGGGACTTCTTCAGCAGCTTGGTGGCCGGGGCTCCGAGCAACGGATGGACGCTCCTCACGCTATTCTGGTGGGAGCACCCCAAGTACAGGGACGCTCCCGACTTGATCCCGGCCGGCTTCGAGCAAAGCCTCACCGAAGACGAGATCAAGCTGCGCGCGATGTACGGCCTCGACCTGGGGCAGCTGCACTGGCGGCGCCGCACCGCAGCTCGAATCGGGAGCGACCACAAGTTCAGGCGCGAGTACCCCGCCTGCCTCGACGACTGCTTCCTCGACCGGGAGGGCGGCTACCTCGACTCCAGCCTGCTCGAGGGGGTGGAGGTCCTCGAGCCCCAGGTCGGCGGGCAGGGGGAGCTGGCCGTCTGCGAGCTGGAGGCGCCGCACCAGCACGACCGCTACGTCATGGGCGTGGACGTGAGCGGCGGCGTGGGCAGCGACTACAGCGCCCTGTGCGTCGTGTCCGTCGCCACCAACCAGGTGGTCTACACCGAGCGCACGAACCGGCTGACCCCTGCGCTCTGGGCCCACCGAGTGGTGCAGGTGGCTACCCGCTACAACACCGCCCTGGTGCTGGCGGAGAGCAACAACCACGGTCACGCCCTGCTGCTCGAGCTACAGCACGTCCGCTACCGACAGCTCTGGGTCTCACCCGAGGGCAAGGCCTGGGTGACCACCCTGCAGAGCAAGCTGGACGCCATGGACTCGATGCGGGAGGCAGCCCAGCTCCTCCGGGCGCTCGACCGGACGACCTGGCTGGAGCTGCGCAGCCTGACGATCCCACGGGGTAAGATCGCCCCCGAGGCGCCGCAGGGCGCCCATGACGACGCCGCGATGGCCTGCGCTCTGGCGTTCCGGTGCCTGCGAGACATCCCCCCGAGCTGGCGCAGCACGAAGGGGAGCGCAGAGAACAGGGTCAACACGTTCCTGGCGCAGGCCCGAGCCCGACGGCTGCGCAACACCCACGCCTGAGGCCCAGCCTCACGAGGCCCCGCATGCTGACCCCTCAATCCGTCGCCGAGCTGGTGAAGTCGCACGACGACTACTTCGACACCTTGCGCGACTCCTTCCGGCAGTACCGACGCCTGTATATGACGCGCTGGAACGACCCGGCGCTGACCTCGGCTGGCGAGCGCACCCAGCTCCCCAAGGCCTACGCCGTGGTCGAGAGCTACCTCGGCTCGCTCTACGCCAAGGACCCTGCCGTCAACGTCGAGCCCGACCTGCGGGCCCGCGGCAACCCCCAGGTCGCTGCGGCGACGGCGAACCAGTACCTGCTCTCGGTGCGGGAGCAGCTCGAGGACGCCACCCGCCTGGCCCTGATCTACCCCTGCAGCTTCTTGAAGCTGGCGCCGGTGCAGTCGGTGGACCCTCTCAAGCGCGTGGCCTGCTCGGCCATCCCGCCATGGGAGATCATCGTGGACGCCGCCGCGGCGAGCTGGGACCAGCAGCGGCACATCGGCCATGCCTACCAGATGCCGCTCGATGAGGCGGTGAAGCGGTACAGCAAGAAGGCCGAGGACTTCCGGCCGCACCCCTACGTCAAGTGGATCGAGGCGGCTGGCGCCACGCGCGAGGGCGGCCTGGGCGTGACCGCGACGTTCATCGGCCAAGGGGCCCAGGCGGCGATCCCGAGCACCGAGCAGTGGGTGCGCGTGGTCGAGATGTACGACCTGCTCGACGACAAGCTCGTGGTCTGGTGCCCCGACTACCTCGACGCCAGCGACTTCGTCTTCGATGGCGTGCAAGTGCAGGTCGGCGCGCTGGAGGAGGAGGCCGGCGCCGAGGCCGAGGCTCCCCAGGTGGAGCTGCAGCACGAGACCACGGGCATTCCCTACAAGTCGGCAAGCGGGAGGCCGGTGGTCCCGATCATTCCGCTGTACTTCTCGCGCGACCCCGACTACCCCATGCGTGGCTACAGCCTCGTGGGCCGGTCGCTCGACCAGTTCCGCGAGATCAACGTCATGAGGACCTACCAGTCTCGGGGTGTCCGGCGCATGGCGCGACAGTGGATGGTTCGGGCCGGGTTCCTCTCCGAGGACGCCTGCGCCAAGATCTCCGAGGGCATCGACGGCGAGTTCGTCGAGGTCGACGCGCAGCCCGGCACCCCGCTCGAGGGCAACGTGGTCCCCGTCCCCAACGCGCCGATCCCGGCCGACATCGAGGCCTACGCCCTGACCGTCAGCAACGACATCGACCAGGCCGGCGTGCTGGCACCGTTCACGCGCGGCGAGGCGACCGGGACGACTGCGACCGAGCAGCAGCTGCTGGCCACCTACACCTCGAGCGAGATCGGCCGCATGGCCCGCATCCGAGACGCGGCCATCACCTCCATCGCGTTCACCTACAACGTGGTGCTGAGCGTCATCCTCGGCGACGAGAGCGAGGCGCTCGACCTGCCAAACCCCGTCGGCCCCACCATCCTCTCGGCGGCGGACCTGACCGGCGACTTCCGGTACTGGGCGGTGGACGCGGGCAGCACCCCCATGAGCACCTTCGCGAAGCAGCAGACCCTGGAGCGCGTGGCCCCGCTGCTCGTGCAGCTCGGCGCCGATCCCAAGGCCGTGCTCGAGGAGGTGGTCCGTGCGTTCCAGCTCCCCGAGGACCTCGCTAAGCTCGCCCCGCCCCCGCCCGCCGCTCCTCCCGCGGGCCCTCCCCCCACGCCAGCCCCTGAGGTCTGACATGCCGCTCAAGTTTGGTGCGAAGATGACGGGCGACATGCCCCCTGACCTGATGGCCGCCACCGAGCAGGCGGACGCCGCCGTCGGCGACGAGCTGGCCGGGCTGGTGCCGCCGCCCGAGAAGCCCTACAGCCCGCGCGTCGTCACCGCCCTCGCTAAGGCGGTGGCCTCGCTGCTCTCGCAGGTCGGGATCGACGGCGTCGAGGTCGAGACCTACACCGGCCCGGTGCCGAGCCTCGAGCCCGATGACGTGCGGTTCCTGGCCATGCTGGCGCAGATGGCCGCCGACTACGGCCAGCCCCTGCCCGTCGGTCTGGGGCAGATCCGAGGCGACAGCGAGCTGACCGCGATCACCGCCCACCTCACCGGCCTGGCGGGCGACCCCGGGTTCAAGGCCTTCCTCGACGAGGACCAGGCCATGGGCGAGGAGCTGTCGCAGGGCATGGGCCCGGACGAGGAGCTCGACGCCGCGATGGGCGGCGAGGGCGAGGACGAGGGCGAAGAGGTCGAGGTCGAGGTCAAGGTCCCGGCCGGCAAGGGCAAGGGCCCCGGCAAGGGCCCCGGCAAGGGCAAGGGCGACGACCTGTTCATGAGCCGGATGCGCCGCTGAGCCAAGGCGCTGAGCCAAGGAGGTTCCCGTGGGCTTCTTCAAGACCGCCGCCACCACACTGAAGTCGCTCGCCACCAAGGCTGCGACCGCGCTCGGGTTCCAGGGCCCCTTCGCGCGGCGCGCCCTGCCGGCGCAGACCTTCACGGTGGAGGCCTACGAGAGCTCGCCCGCGGGGACCGTCGTCGCTCTTTCGCGCGCCATCAAGGAGCAGAAGAGCGTCAGGTTCAACTACACCGACAAGTGGATTCGCCGAGACGGCAGCGTGGTGGGCATCTCCGGCTCTCGGACCGGGAACCCTCATGCGCTCTGGAAGGCCTTCAACGGCACGATCTACCTCCACATGTACGTCGACCCCACCTCGACCTCGCAGAGCAACACGATCTCCCGGCGCAGCGACGCGACCGACAGCGAGCGGCAGGCGGGCGATATGCCTGGGTGGAGGACGTTCATCGTCTCGCGGATCAACAACGTCGAGACGCTCAACATGGGGAACAACTGGCGAGGCAAGGAGATCAAGTTCTCGGCCGCGCCGGGCTGGAACCCCGGCTGGTACTTCAAGGTCGGGGCGGCACTTCGCCTCCTCGGCGACAAGTGAGAGCAGGAGAAGATCATGGGACTCTTGGACACGGGCGCCGCTGGCACCACCGACATCAACCCCGCAGGCAACACCGCCCCGGCCCGCACCATCGCCGAGGAGGTGCTCGCCGCCGTCGAGGCCGGGCAGGCTGAGGCGCAGCCCGAGGCCAAGGCCAAAGCCGAGCCCAAGCCGAAGGCCCAGCCGAAGGACCCCGCGGCCGAGCTCGACGAGCAGGTGGCGAGCGAGGGCACCGGCAAGCTGAGCTGGAACGACGCCTTGAAGCGCGTGCCGCCCGACGTCGCCCAGCTCATGAAGGCGATGCAGGCCGACTACACGAAGAAGACCCAGGAGGCCGCGCAGGTCCGCAAGGAGGCGCAGCGCGAGCGCGAGGCGCTGCTCTCGGGGCAGTCCAAGCTCAAGGCCCAGGTCCAGCTCCCCGACTACGACCCCTTCGACGAGGGCTCGATCAACGCCCGCATCGAGGCGGAGGTCCGCCGCCGGCTCGACGAGGTGCTCGAGCCCATGCGCCAAGAGTACGAGGTGGCCAGCGCCCAGGACGCCTACCAGTCGTTCCTGGCCGAGAACCCTGACCTCAAGACCGACACGGCCCTGCGCTCCGAGGTGCAGGCCCTGCTTGAGGCCAGCCCTAGCCTCGACTTGCAGACCGCCTACTGGGCCGCGAAAGGCCGGGCCACGAAGCTCAACGCCGCGAAGGAGGCCGCCGCCGCCTCCGCCGACCGCAAGGCCCGCAAGGCCGCGGCCGAGACCGCCACCGCCGTGCCGCGCCGGGGCGGGACGAACACCCCCGCGCCGGCCTCAAGCATCCGTCGCATGAGCGCCGCCGACATCCTGGCGCAGGCCCAGGCCCTGCACGGCAAGGCTTGAGTTTGCACCTGGCTCGCCCCCTCGGCTAAGCTGAGGTCCATGGGGCACCTGCTCCGCCACCCGCGGCCGCGTTTCGATGAGGCCAGCATGCGGAGCGCAGCAGGGCCCTGCTCTCCTCGCAGCGCGCAAGCGCACGGCACCCCTCTGGGACACGCCGGACCGACCAAGTCCAACGTCTTCCACAGGAGGCCACCGTGCCCATCAACGCCTCGATTCTCGCAACCACCCTGCAGCTCCTCCGCGACAAGCTGATCGACAACAGCTTCGTCAGCCACCCGCTGATCCGCGCCATCGAGGAGCACGGCAACCTCAAGAAGGTCTCGGGCGGCAGCCGCATCGAGCAGCCCGTGATCTTCGGCGATCACAGCTCGATCACCCAGCTCAGCAACGGCTTCGAGCCCGTCAACATGGCGGTGACCGACCCGTTCTACCTGGCGAAGTACGAGTTCGCCAACTTCACCCAGCCCATCGTGCTGAGCGCCGTTGAGAAGGCCGCCAACAAGGGCGATCTCGCGGTGGTCAACATCCTCGAGAGCAAGGTGAAGAACGTGATGCTGGCCCTCCGCAAGGAGGTCTGCCGGCAGCTCGTCGTGGGCGACAGCTCCAAGCTCACCGCGCTCCAGACCCTCAACGGCAACGGCACCTCCATCGTGGCGCCGAACACCACGGGCTGGCTCGAGGGCGTGGCCGGCACCGCCCAGACCAACACCGTCGGCGGCCTGAGCAAGACCACCTTCCGCGCCCAAAACTGGTTCAACCAGTTCGTGGACGGGGCGGGCACTCTGACGATCGCCAAGATCGACCAGATGTTCATCTTCGCGCAGCTCTTCAACCCGACCGGCAAGAACCCGGACATCATG